AGGATTTGAAATCTACAAATAAAGATGTTGAATATTGGGTGGCACTTGAACCTGAATCAAGTTATGAATAAAAAATTGGATTATATATTATGGAAACTTTTTTATGGGTTGAGAAGTATCGCCCAACAAAAATCAATGAGTGTGTACTACCAGAAAACTTAAAAAATACTTTTAAGGAATTTGTAGAAGATAAACACATACCAAACTTAATTTTATCTGGTGGGCCTGGTGTCGGTAAGACCACTGTTGCCAAGGCGATGTTAGATGAGATTGGAGCAACATCATTAGTCATAAATGGTTCAGAAGAATCTGGTATTGATGTACTCAGAAATAAAATTAAAAACTTTGCCTCTACCGTATCACTTGAAGGTGGTCGTAAGTATGTTATACTTGATGAGGCAGATTATCTAAATCCTCAATCTACTCAACCTGCACTTCGTGGGTTCATGGAAGAATTTCACAAAAACTGTGGATTCATTCTTACTTGTAATTATAAAAACAGATTAATAGAACCATTACATTCAAGATGTAGTGTTGTTGATTTTGTTATTGCAAAAGATGATAAACCAAAACTTGCAAAAGACTTTTTTGTTCGTGTAAAAAATATTTTAGAAGAAGAAAATATAAAATATGAACCTAGGGTTATCATGGAAGTATTAACTAAATATTTCCCAGATTGGCGAAGAACATTAAACGAACTACAAAGATATTCTACATCAGGCCAAATAGATGCTGGTATCCTTGTAAACATATCAGAGGTAAATATCAATGAACTTATTACCGCACTCAAAGCTCAGGAATTCACTAATGTACGAAAGTGGATTGTACATAATCTTGACAATGACCCTGTCCGTATTTATCGCAGGATTTATGACAATTTGTATAACCATGCTACTGCTGGTACAATACCTCATGCAGTTCTTATCTTATCTAAGTACCAGTATCAGTCAGCTTTTGTGGCCGACCAAGAAATAAATTTACTGGCTTGTCTAACAGAAATTATGGTGGATGTAAAGTGGAAATAAAAGATGTACAATTAGTAAAACCTTTTGGGCCTTTAATTATGTTAGTGCAATTACCAGAGGGTGTAATTAAAGTTTTAAATGAAATAGTAGATGTAATTTATCCTAATAGAGATATGGGTGGAAGACTTGCTGGTGTGATTGAAACTGAAAGTGAAATACCACATTCTATGCTAGAAGAAAAAAAAGTCATGGATATCTTTCATGCATTGTCTAAAAGTTATGTAGAACAAGCTTATATTAATGCTGGTCAAACAGATTTATTAAATGCTATGAATATTAAAACTGAAATGCAATCTATCTGGTCTGTATCTCAATATGAGAATGAATATAATCCACAACACAATCATTCACATTGTCAAATAAGTGCTGTATTATATTTGAAAATACCTGCTATGAAATCTAGAAACATACCAAATAAACCAAAAGAAAAAGATGGTCAGATTGAGTTTACTTTTAATTCAAACAATGATATTTTTACAACAGGTTCTTTTGTTGCAAGACCAAAAGCAGGTATGTGTTTATTATTTCCAAATACTTTATATCATCAAGTATATCCATTTCAAGGTTCTGGTGAGAGAAGAAGTATAGCATTTAATATGACATACAAAGGATTTAAAAAAGATAGTGGAATACAAATTGCTGGTGATAGTATAAATTTATACAATGAAACACATCATGCAGATACCATACCATGGCGAAGGTTAGAAAAATGAGTTATGAACTAAAAGAATATTTAAATGCAATAAACTATTCCAAAGAAAAACTTATGGATGGTGAAGATGAGATGTGGGAAAAGAAATATCCTGCGTTTATTGTGAATAAATGTGTGGCTCCATTTCAAGATACTATCTTCTTAGTCAATGAAATAAACATGAATCACCACATGGATAAGAAACCACAATTTGATTTTTTAATAAATAGTCTAAGAAAACGAAAAAGATATACACCTTGGTTGAAAGCTAAGAAGATTAAAAATTTAGAGTATGTAAAAGAGTATTATGGATATAGTAATGAAAAGGCAAAATCAGCTCTTAATATACTAAATGATGAACAAATAAAAACTATCAAAGATAGTTTGAGTAAAGGCGGTACAAATGGAAAATAATATAAGTTGGACACAAGAGCAGATGTTTGAGGTTCTACTAAAAGAACCAGATGATTTTCTAAAAATTAGAGAGACACTATCTCGTATTGGTGTTGCATCTAGAAAAGAAAAAAAGTTATATCAATCTTGTCATATACTTCATAAACAAGGTAAATATTATATTGTTCACTTTAAAGAATTGTTTGCACTTGATGGTAAGGATACAAATTTGTCAGAGAACGATATAGCTAGAAGAAATACGATAGTTAAATTATTAAGTGATTGGGGATTAGTAGCAATGAAAGGTAAACCAGAACCTATTGCACCACTAAGTCAAATTAAAATTATTTCTTTTAAAGAAAAAAACGATTGGATACTAGAGACAAAATACAATATAGGTAAAAAGAAAGAGGTAGAATAATGGCATATTCAGATAAGGTTTTAGACCATTATGAGAATCCTAGAAATGTAGGTTCACTTGATATAAAAGATTCAACAGTTGGTACAGGTATGGTCGGAGCACCTGCTTGTGGTGATGTAATGAAACTTCAAATTAAAGTGAATGATGACGGTATCATTGAAGACGCAAAATTCAAAACTTATGGATGTGGTTCAGCAATAGCATCATCAAGTCTTTTAACAGAGTGGGTAAAAGGAAAAAATTTAGATGATGTTCAACAAATTAAAAATACAGATATCGCAGAGGAACTTGCATTACCACCTGTAAAAATTCATTGTTCAGTCTTGGCAGAAGATGCTATCAAAGCAGCACTTGCAGACTATAAAGGAAAACAAGAAGCAATGGGTAAGTGGCAACCTAACACAGAGTAATACATTATGAAAAACTTTCAATCATTCATCACAGAGGAAAATGTGAGTGATGGTGATATTCAAATAGCAGTAATCACTAAAGTATCTTCTAATAAAGAAGAAGTCGTTGCCAATCAACTTAAAAAATATGCAGACAAAAATAATATTCCTTGTCATTTAATTAACACTAAAGAAGCATGGGTATCAGATAACGATTTAGAAAAGGGTACCTTAACTATATCAAATGTACAAGGTGATAGAATAGAATTTGAAATATCTAAAACTGTTGTGTTCGTTAGAGCTGGAGTTTTAGACAACGAAGTAGGACTTGCTTTACTTTCTACTTTTGAAAAAGCAGGTGCATTTATGATTAATAATCGTGATGGTATGCTTACATGCGATAATAAAATGTCATCTTATATTACCTTCAATCAGAATGGAATACAAACACCTAAAACATCACTAATCAATAATGATGAATCTGTTGAAGATGCTCACAAAAGAATAGGTGGTAAGTTTCCTGTAATTATAAAAACAATAACGGGTACACAAGGTATTGGTGTATCAATAGCAAATGATTACAAAAGTTTATTATCAAATGTTCAGTCACTATGGAAGTTTGGTGCTGAACTTTTAATACAGGAATTTTTAGAAATGGATTTTGATGTAAGAACAATTATAGTAGATGGTGTAATTATTGCGTCTACAAAAAGAATAAGACCAAAAGAGGATTTTCGTTCTAACAGACATAGAGGTGCAGAAACAGAACCTTATATTTTATCAGATGATGAAAAAAAATTATTATTAAATGCATATCGTTCCACAGGTGCATATATGGTTGGAGTAGACCATACAATCGTAAATGGTAAATCATATATCTTAGAATGTAATGGTTCACCTGGTATAGGTTCTAATTTTGGAAATGGTGATGGTAAACAAACTACCAATGAAAGATTAATTGAAAAAATAGTAACTCATGTTGGCAAAGTTAAAAGTCGTTTTGTTGGAGCAACACAAACAGCTGGTTTTGTAGAGAGAATAGAGATAGTAGGTCTTGGGCCATATCGTGCTAAGTTTGACACAGGAAATGGAACTAGAGCTTCTATGTTTCATGTGGATAAATTAGATATCAAAGGTAAAATGGTTACATGGGAAAGAGATGGTAAAAAATTTACTAATAGAATAGTTGGTGTTTCTAGACCTGTTCATGTAGACCAAATAGATAAAAGACCAATCGTATTAGTAGATATAAAATTTAATAATAAATTATATAAGGATGTTCCAATAGGATTAACAATGAGAGATTCTAGAAGTACATTTTTAATTAATAGAGAACTGCTAACTAGATTTAAAGTTGCAGTAAACCCAGATAGAAAATTTGTTCTTTCTAGTTACATAGAAAGAGGAGATGATAATGATGAAGACAACAGGGAGCCAAAATGATAATTGATGCACTAAGAAAAAAGTATGAGGCAGAAATAGAAGCTGCAAAAGCTAACATTGATGTCTACCAAAAAAATCCTGCAGGTATAGGTGAACACCCAGACCTAGTTGCTGCAGTAGATAGTGAAATGGTTAAACTAGCAGATGCAGAGGATAAATTGGAAACACTAAACAAACATTATTCTAGTAAAGATAAGAAATTTTTACAAGAAAAACTTGACAAAGATACCTAAAATATATTATACTAACAACACTATATTATGCAATTTTATACGAATGTAACCCCTTGGGGTAATACTCTGCTTGTCAGAGAATATGTGAATGGTGAAAGAGTTAATCGAAAGGTTAAGTATTCCCCCACTTTATTTTGTAAAGTAATTAAGGAGACTAATTATAAAACTCTTGACGGCCAAAATGTAACCCCAATAAAACACGAAACTATTAAGGAAGCAAAAGAATGGTTGAAGTCTTATGAAGACCAACCACATCTTGTTTTTGGTAATACTACATTTCAATATAATTACATTGCAGATAGTTATCCTAATTATGTTAAATGGGATATTGATAAAATTCTTGTTGTAACGATTGATATAGAAGTTGCATGTGAGAATGGTTTTCCACAACCAGAAAATGCAATCGAACCTTTACTGTCAATCACAATTAAGAATCATCAAAATAAACAAATATTAGTTTGGGGCACAGGTGAATATAAAAATACAAGAGAAGATGTTACTTATGTAAAATGTGATAGTGAAAAAATGTTAATACAAGAGTTTTTAACATTCTGGCAAAAACATCAACCAGATGTAATTACAGGTTGGAACACAGAATTTTTTGATATACCATATCTCTGTAATCGTATTAAAAATTTATATGATGAAAATGAAATAAACAAATTATCACCTTGGGGTAATGTGTCAGATAGAGAAGTTTATCAAATGGGTAGAAAACACCAGGTCTATGATATTCAAGGAGTATCACATTTAGATTTTTATGATTTGTATAGAAAGTTTACATATACGAATCGTGAGAGTTACAGATTAGACCATATTGCCCATATTGAGTTAGGTGAGAACAAAGATGATAATCCATACGAAACATTCCGAGAATGGTATCTAAAGGACTTTCAGTCGTTCATTGACTATAATATACAAGATGTTGAAATAGTAGATAGATTAGAAGATAAAATGAAACTGATTGAGTTATGTCTCACTATGGCATATGATGCTAAAGTAAATTATATGGATGTATTAGGTTCTGTAAAATATTGGGATATACTCATCTATAATGAATTAAGAAAAAAGAATATTGTTATACCACAAAAAGTAGAAAGAAAAAAGACCGAAAAGTTTGAAGGTGCGTATGTGAAAGAACCTCAAGTCGGTTTACATAAATGGGTTATGTCTTTTGATTTAAACTCTCTGTACCCACACTTAATTATGCAGTATAATATTTCACCAGAGACTTTAGTCGCAGAAAAGAAAGTAAAAGATATAACTGTAGATAAAATGCTAAATAAGGAGGTAGATACTTCAATACTAAAAGATGCAACACTAACACCAAATGGTGCTTTGTTTAAAACTACTCAAAAAGGGTTCTTACCCGAACTCATGCAAAAGATGTATGATGAGAGAGTGAAGTTTAAACAACTTCTGTTGGAGGCAAAGAAAGATTATGAAAAAACAAAAGACCCAAAACTTAAAAAAACAATCTCGAAATTTAATAATATCCAAATGGCTAAAAAGATTTCTCTCAATAGTGCGTATGGTGCTATTGGTAATAACTGGTTTAGGTATTATAATCTTTTGGTCGCTGAAGCAATTACTACCAGCGGTCAGTTTGCTATTAGACATATTGAACATTCTCTTAATGGGTATCTTAACAAAATACTTGAAACCAATGGAGAAGATTACATTATTGCATCAGATACGGATTCGGTGTATATATGCTTTGACAAACTTGTTGGCAAAGTATTCAAAGGAGAACAAGATAAAAGAAAAATCGTTGATTTCTTGGACAAGGTCGCTACAGATAAGATTGAACCTTTTATTGATAAGTCTTATCAAGAACTTGCTGAATATGTAAATGCATATGAACAAAAGATGCAAATGAAAAGAGAAGTGATTGCAGACAAAGGTATTTGGGTTGCAAAGAAAAGATATATTTTAAACACACATGATGTTGAAGGTGTTCGTTACAAAAAACCTAAATTAAAAATTATGGGTGTTGAAGCTGTAAAGTCATCAACCCCTGCTGCGTGTAGAGAAAAAATTAAAGATGCATTAAAAATTATTATGAATGAAGATTCAAAAGTGCTAAATAGTTTTATACAAGATTTTAGAAAAGATTTTATGAATTTAAAACCAGAGATGGTTGCGTACCCACGCTCAGTAAATGGATTAAACAAGTGGACTGAATCACATAATCTATTTAAGAAAGGAGCACCTATACATTGTAAAGGTGCAATATTATATAATCATCTTATCAAAGATAAAAACTTACATATAAAATATCCTTTTATACAAGAAGGTGATAAGATTAAATTTTTACATATGAAAACACCAAATACATATCAATCAACATCTATATCATTTATGACTAAGTTACCAGAAGAATTAAACTTACATGCATTTATAGATTATGATACTCAGTTTGAAAAGTCATTTGTAGAACCATTAAAATTTATTACAGATATTATTCAATGGCAAATTGATGGTAGTTATGGAACACAGGCAACACTAGAGGATTTTTTCTAATGAATGGTAAAGGAAGTAAAAGAAGACCAATGCAAGTTAATCAAGAAACATACTCTGATAACTATGATAAAATTTTTAAAAAGAAAACAAAAGATGTTTTTGATAATATGATGATAGATAAAATTCTTACAAAGGAAATAGAAAAAACTGTACCAGACAAAGAGGTTGCAGTATTATTGTCTGGTGGTGTCGATTCTATCTCTGTTGCATTTGCTGCAGAAAGACTTGGAAAGAAAATAATATCATACAGTTTTAGATTAGATAATCACGAATCTTACGATTATCATAAAGCAAAAGATATTGCACAAATGAGAAATTGGAGATTCATTGGTGTTACCATACCAACAGATAGATTAGTAGAAGATTTTCATTACTTAGTTAAATTAGGATGTAGAAAGAAAACACAATTTGAATGCACATTTCCATTCTTATACATCTATCCACAAATAAAAGAAAATTATGTTTTATCTGGTTGGGCAGCAGATGGTTATTATGGATTAAGTAAAAAAGCTATGATACATTACAAAGGTGATAACTTTAATCAGTTTAGAGATGATTATTTTAAAAAAGAAAATCAAGCTGGATTCATATGGCACAACAAAGTTGCAATGCTAAATAATAAGAAACTCGTAACACCATACTTATCTGAATCTGTTAAGAAGTTTTTTTATAAACACAATCATGAACAGTTAAATAAACCATTTCAAAAACATCATGTAAGAAATGGATTTTACGAATTCAATGAGATTGGTAAAGTAGACAAACATTTAAATTTACAGATAGGAAGTGGTATTACAAAACTTTTTGGAACTTTATTAAAAAATAAAGATATTAATTTTAAAAATAGGAATAGAATGTTAGATGTTTATAGAGATTGGCATAAGCTAAATAATACATCTACATTAGATAAATTTATATGATATACAAACCATACAATTTAAAGGATGTTGTAAAAGCATCTGAACAAAATAAGTTTACAGTCGTATCAACTTTTGCTGGGGGCGGTGGTAGCTCTACAGGTTATAGACTTGCAGGTGGTAAAATACTTTGTGTAAATGAATTTGTAAAAGAAGCTATAAACACATATAAAGAAAACTACCCAGACACACCTGTGTTACCAGATGATATCAAAACACTCTCTGCAGAAGATTTTAGTAAATATGGTGAGATAGATATCTTTGATGGTTCACCACCATGTTCTGCTTTTTCTGTATCAGGTGCAATGGTACAAGGAAAACATTCTAAAGGTTGGGGTCAAACTAAAAACTATTCTGATGGTAAAAAGATTGAAAACATAGAGGATTTATTTTTTGAGTTTTTAAGAATAGCAGAGAAGTTAAGACCTAAAGTTATCGTTGCAGAAAATGTAAAAGGATTAACTGTTGGTGAAGCAAAACAATATTATTATAAGATTACAAATACATTTGAAAAAATAGGATATGATGTATCCTCTAAAGTTTTAAATTCTGTTCACTATGGTGTTCCACAAACAAGACAGAGAACCATCTTTATTGCTGTTCGTGAAGATATAACACAAGAAGTAGGTTTAACATTTATGAATATTCATAGTCTATTCCCAGAAGAACATAAACAGGTGATTACTTTAGATGATTGTTTATCTGATATTGAAGTGAATAGAACAGAGGCAAATGAACTCATAGAAAAATTTAAGAAAACATCACATTACGAAACATGGTTAAAAATGCCAGATGACCCAGACAAGGTTGAAACAGGTTGTGATTATCATCCTAAAGGTCATCACTTTAATATGAAAAAAACATCTAGACACAAACCTGCTCCAACTATTACAGCAACAGGTGGAGCAATGCATTGGCATGAACCTAGAAGTTTTACAGTCAAGGAAATAAAAAGAATGATGTCGTTACCTGATGACTTTAAATTAACAGGAACATATAAACAACAAGCAGAAAGATGTGGTAGAATGGTACCACCACTCATGATGAAAGCAATTGCTGAATCAATATACGAAAAAGTTTTAAAACCATACTATGATAAAAATCCTAGAGAGATTGGTGGTAGAAAAGATGGTTTAGAACCTACTCGTTATAATGATTGGGAAATGAAAGGTAGATGTATAGATTTTTAATATGAAATATCAAAAGTATAATTTAAATGATGTAAAAGAAGCATCAGCACAAAAAAAGTTTACCGTAATATCTACATTCGCAGGTGGTGGGGGTAGTTCCACAGGTTATCGTTTAGCAGGTGGAAATATACTTTGTGTAAATGAATTCGTTGAACAGGCAAGAATTACATACAAAGAAAATTACCCAGACACAAAAATATTACCTGATGATATAAAACAATTAACAGGTAAAGACTTTTTAGAGACTGCAGGAATACAAAAAGGTGAATTAGATATACTAGATGGTTCACCACCATGTTCTGCTTTTTCAATGTGTGGTACATTAGGAAAATCTGGTTCTAAACATTCTGATGGTTGGGGTAAAACTAAAAAATATTCAGATGGTAAGATGGTAGAAAATATTGAAGATTTATTTTTTGAATATCTTAGAGTTGCTGAGGAGATAAAACCAAAAGTTATTATAGGTGAAAATGTTGCAGGACTATTGGCTGGCGAAGCAAAATTAAAGTTAAATGAGATAGTAAACACTTTTGAAAAAATAGGATATGATGTATCATATAAAATTTTAGATGCATCTCACTTCGGAGTACCACAGTCTAGAAGGCGTGTAATTTTTATTGCAGTTCGTGAGGATGTTACTGAAGCAATAGGATTAACATTCATGAATATTTCAAGTATCTTTCCAACAGAAAGTAAAGATTTAGTTACAGCAGGAGAGGCTCTAGAAGATTTAGAGTTAGACCCAGAGGAAGTAAAATGGTGTACAGAGACTTGGTTAAATTCTGCACACTACAAAGACACAGCATCTCTGATGCCAGATGACCCAGATAAAGTATTAGGGGGAAATGACTTTCATCCTAAAGGATGGCATTTCAATGTCAAGAAGATGTCTAGACACCATCCAGCCCCTACAATTACTACAAATGCAGATGTTTGCCATTTTATTGCAAAAAGAAGGTTGACAATTCGTGAAATAAAGCGTATAATGGCACTACCAGATGATTTTATAGTGACTGGTTCTATGTCACAAAAAATAGAAAGATGTGGTAGAATGGTACCCTCATTGATGATGAAGGCAATCGCTGAATCTGTCTATAAAAATGTAATAGAACCATATAATGAATGGAGTAAAAATCATGTCTAAAAATTATGACTTTACCTTTGCTCAAAGAGAGGAAGGTTTTGATGACCACATTGAACATTCGATTCGTGGATATAAAAATTTACTAGATGATATAGTTAGTCTATCTAGAAACTTTGTAGAGGATGAAACGAATGTTGTTGATATTGGTTGTTCAACAGGTAAATTAACTGAGGCCTTTGTGCACAGTAATCAAAACTTTTGTAAGTATGCTAATTATATTGGTATAGAACTTGCTCCTAGTTTTTTTGAAGAACTTGATAAAAGACACGACAGAATGACAAATGAATATTATTGGGCAAATGTAGATTTTCAAAAGAAAGATGTAAGACAATTTAAATTTGAAAATTGTAGTTTAGTTACCTCAATATTTACATTACAATTCATGCCTAGAAAAGATAGGTTTGATGTTATAAAAAATATCTATGATGGTTTAAATTTTGGTGGTGCTTTTATCTTTGCAGAAAAAACAGTTTGTGAAGATTCAAGATTACAAGAGATGATAACTTTTAATTTTTATGATTACAAAAGAAAACATTTTGAGGCATCAGATATTTTAGAAAAAGAAAAGACACTAAGAAACATGTTAAAACCTAATACTTGGAAAGAGTTAGAAGGTATGTTAGAATGTGCTGGATTTAAAACTGCACAACCATTCTGGCGTAATCATATGTTTGTAGGTGCAATTGCAATTAAGTAGGGGAAAATTATGAATGACTTTTTAAAAGATGTTATTAAAGAAACAGGAAATGAATATGCAGGGATTGTTTCAGAAGGCGTAGAAGCTGGAGATGTAGACAATTTTATTGACACAGGTTCTTATGTATTCAATGCTTTAGTTTCTGGTTCACTTTATGGTGGACTTCCACAGAACAAGATAACTGCTCTAGCTGGAGAAAGTGCAACAGGTAAAACTTTCTTTCTCATGGGTATGGTTAAAAACTTTTTAGACCAAAATGAAAATGGCGGTGTTGTATATTTTGAATCAGAAAGTGCAATCACAAAACAGATGGTCATTGATAGAGGTATAGATGCAGATAGAATGGTTATATTACCTGTAACAACTGTACAAGAGTTTAGACATCAAGCATTAAAAGTATTAGATAGATATCTGCAACAAGATGTTGATATACGAAGACCACTCTTCATATGTTTAGATTCACTTGGTATGTTATCAACGACAAAAGAAGTGGAAGATACTGAGGCAGGAAAAGAAACTAGAGATATGTCAAGAGCACAAGTATTGAAAGCAGCATTTAGAGTATTAACTTTGAAACTTGGAAAAGCAAAAGTACCTATGGTTGTAACGAATCATACTTATGATGTGATTGGTTCAATGTTCCCATCTAAAGAAATGGGCGGTGGTAGTGGATTAAAATATGCAGCATCAAGTATCATTTATCTTTCAAAGAAAAAAGAAAAAGAGGGTACAGAAGTTATTGGTAATATTGTTCATTGTAAAAATCATAAATCTAGATTAACGATTGAAAATAAAATGGTTGATGTTCGTTTAACTTATGATAAAGGATTAGACAAATATTATGGATTACTTGACTTGGCAATCAAACATGGAATCTTCAAACAAGTTTCCACTCGTATTGAGTTACCAGATGGTACTAAACAATATGCTAAAACAATTAACAATGACCCAGAAAAATATTTTACAGATGATATCATGAAACAACTTGAAGAAGCTGTAAAACAAGAATTTAAATATGGCAACGATACTGAATAATTGTTGTACACCATTATTTTTAGATTTTCTCAAACATCAAATTACTAAATCTAGAAAATGGAACTTTAACTATCCTATGGGTAAACCATTTGAGGATAAACATGCAAAGATTGACATCATACAAGGTGATACAATACATGATGAATTTTTGGCTGGCGTATCTATGAGTTTATTAATGTTGATTCATGAAAAGGCAAAACAAGAAAATGTTGATGTTCCCCTAGACTTATTGTTTTGTGGTGTATCTATGAAAGATAAACATAGAGAAGATAACATACATACAGACCATGAAAAAGATGAACTCAAAGATACGCCTATCATTAAAGTATTAGGAATATTGAACTCAGATTGGAATCGTGAAATTGATGGTGGCGGATTTGAACATGGAGATAAAATTCACAAATTAGAAGCTGGAGATTTTATTATATTCAATCCTAGAATAAAACATAGAGCAGAAGATATAATATCAGATAAAAAAAGAATAGCAATAGATTGGACTTTAAAAAATGGATAGATTAATAAAAGTTTATGATGATATACTTGATGCACAGACTTGTGATAATCTTGTTGATAAATTTGAACAGTTTGAAAATCAACATGAATCATTTGATGTGAGAGGAATGATTTTTACACAATTAAATATGGCAAAGTCACCACAAATTTGGAATACAGAAATAGAAAAATTTACAGATATTTTTGAAAATAAATTTACTAAATATTTGACAGACCTAGAAATTTCACCACAACAGATGCCAACTAACTATATGTGGGAACCTATTCGTATAAAAAGATATTTACCAAATGACCATGATGAATTTAGACCACATGTAGATGTAAAAAGAAAAGAAACATCTACAAGGTTTTTAGTTTTCTTTATTTATCTTTCAGATAATGAAGAAGGTAAAACTACATTTCCACAACTAGACAAATATGCTGAATGTAAGAAAGGTAGTATGTTAATATTTCCACCAATGTGGCCTTGGTTACATGCTGGAACAAAACCAATAAAAGAACCGAAGTATATTATGCAAACTTATTTACATTATGTCTAATATAAAAGATTCATATGTTTTTGTAGAAAGTAAATCACATGACCAAACTTGTGTTGGTATCAAAGGTGGTAAGTTTGCTGGTGTAATTTATAAGTATGGAAAAGTTTCACTTGGTGAAGAAACAGAAGATGGTATGATGCCATTTAAATTTGAATTTGATATCGTAGATAATAATTCAGTGCCAAGAGAAGAATTTGGTGATGATTGGATAAATTTAATAGGTGATATATTAGTAAACATAATGGATGAAAAATATGCAGAATCAAACGATAGAGAGAACGATATTATCGAATCTGATTAACAACGAAGAATATGCTAGAAAGGTTTTACCTTTTATAAAAGCTGATTATTTTGATGTTAAAGAAGAAAGAATAATATTTGATGAAATACAAAACTTTGTAGATACCCTATTC